AAAAGGAGAGCCGGTACCCAATAAGATAAAAAGAATAAACGGGGTTGTCCTTTTTCTTAATAAGACTCTTGTTGGTTCATTTTCTTACTATAGCAGGAATTGTATTGAAAAAGTGGGCTACTTTGATGAATATTTTGTTAATTGTATGGACCACGTAGACCACACTTATAGAATAATTAAAGAGGGTCTCACTACCAAGATGTGGGAATTTGCAGATATATTCAATTCCTTTAATTACATTAATGAGCAGGCATCTACCGACAAATCGGTTATAAGAAAAGGGAAAGATTTTGATAAGAGATGGAGGGAGGCGGTAGATTATTTTAACAAAAAGCACGGAGAGAATATTAAAAAGACTAAATAGTCGCTATGGCTGAAAAAAAAATAAGTCATGAAAAACTGCAGAAAGCCTTGAATTGGACTCCTCACGAAGGACAGAAAAAGGTTATAAATAATAAACATAGAGAAAGAATTCTTTGTGCGGGTAGGCGATTCGGTAAATCACAGTTATGTGCTTATGAAGTTGTTTATGTAGCACTCCAGCCCAATAAAAGGATTTGGATTTCAGCACCCTCCTACGAACTCACGAAGATTGTATTCGACCAAGCGATGATGTGGCTTTACAACCTTCTGCCCAAAGAGGGTATTAATGTTAAAAGAAAGCCCTTTCCAAAGATTAAACTTAAAAACGGCACGGTCATTGAAGGTAAGTCGTGTGAAGCCAGAACAGGACTTTTAGGGAGGTCAACCGACCTGGTTATTATCGATGAGGCGGCAAGAGTGGATGAAGAGATTTGGACGCAGTACATTAAACCGACAACCCATGAAAGAAAAGGTAGAGTTATTTATATCAGCACTCCAACGGGAATCAATTGGTTCTATGATAAGTTTTTAGAACTTAAACCTCAAAAGAGTGCATATCATTTTACATCGAAAGATAATCCATATTTTGACGAAGAAGAATGGGATAAGGCTAAAAAGAGTCTTCCCGATAAAGTATTTAGACAAGAGTATGAGGCGGAGTTTTTAACAGAAGGAGGTTTAGTATTTAGAAATATAGAAGATTCAATAGACAGTGAATGCTTGGAAGAGCCTCAGGGCGGTTCAACTTATATTTTAGGGCTTGATATAGCCAGGCATAACGACTTTACGGCCCTAGTGGTAATGGACAGAGCAACGAAGAAGGTTGTTTATATGGATAGATTTAATGAGTTGGATTTTCATTATCAGAAAGAGAGAATATTAACTTGTGCAAAGAAGTATAATAATGCCAAGATTATAATCGATTCCACAGGAATGGGGGACAGTGTAGCTTCGGACCTTAAAAGACACGCACTTGTAGAGGAATATCCCCTCTATTCACAAAAAGCGAAACAAAGGCTCATTGATAAGCTTATTATCTTTTTAGACCAGAACGTTATTAAAATCCCCGATAACGATATTCTTGTAAATGAGTTGAAGCGTTATGAAGTAAAAATGTCAAGAAATAATAATTCATATGTTTATTCCGCCCCCAGAGGAGAACATGATGATATGGTTATAGCTCTTGCTTTAGCCGTATGGGGTCTACGTCCTAATCGTATAGAAAACGATGAAGATGACGAAGATAGGGGAATAACAATTATGAACGATTATGAATAATAATTATGTCACAAATCTTTAAACAAATATCAAGTGAAATCAACGACTTCGAAACCGAAGAGATTCGAATTGTTGATAAGTTTACATTCAAGCAAAAGGAGACTATAGATAAAATAGTCAGGTCTTATAATTCTAAATTTAAAGGAGGAAAGTATGACCGTGAAGGATTTAGAAAGTATTTTAAAAATATAGTCAGAAACCCTTGCCACTCGGCAATGAAGGCTATCAAGATTGTTCCCAATGATATAATGATTCTACCTGCTCCTGGACAGGACTCTTTGAAGTCTTGGATTATGGATAGAGACTTTAAGCACTACATGAAAGAAACGAGCTTTAATAAGTTTTTAAATAAACTTGCTTTAGAGCTTCCGAAGTTCGGTAGTGTGGTTGTAAAGATTATAGACGGAGAGTTATATTTTGTTGACATAAGAAATCTGATAAATGAACAATCGGCCGACAGGTTAAAAGATGCTTCCTATGTGATGGAAAAACACTATTATTCTCCCGATGAACTTAGAAAACAGAAGTGGGACAAGGAAAAGATAGAAGAGGCGATAAAGATGTGGAGAAGGACCGACATGCCACTTATAAGAGTAGTCGAAAGATACGGAGAGGTTCCAGCCTCTGAGTTTGGGGGCAGCGATGATGAATATGTTTATTCCAGGCAAATCTGTTATATGCCCGAAACAAAGCTTCAATCCGACTCTCAAATGTCAAGAGCGGGCATCTTGCTTGATTCTCAAGAAATGGATAGAGATGAGTTTCCTTACAGGGAGTTTCATTGGGAAAAGATTCCCGGAAGATGGCTCGGAGTAGGTAGGGTTGAGCTTTTATTCGACCCACAAGTCAGAACTAACGAGATAACCAATCTTAGAGTAAAAAGTTCTTATATTGCCGCCTTGAACATCTGGCAAAGTGCTGATGATAACGTTAAGAAGAATTTAGTAAAAGAGGTCGCTACGGGAGAGGTATTAACGGCTCAAGATAGAATTGAAAGGATACCCACCGAAGACAGAAACCTGGCCGCCTTTGGAGACGAAGAGAGAGCTTGGATGGCTAACAGAGATGAGGTAACCCTTAACTACGATGTTATTAGGGGAGAAAGGCCACCAGCGGGCACTCCACTCGGTTCTGTGAGAGTAGCTACCGAAATGATAAACTCTTATTTTGAACATATAAAGCAATCGATAGCCGCTGAACTTAAAGAGCTTATCTACAATGACATCATACCGAGCTTTAAAAAGAAAGGAGAACATTATCTAAAATTGGTAGGAGAAGACCTCGAAAAATGGAACAATTTAAGAGTAAACCAAAAGGTAAATGTTGAACTTTTAAATCATCTTAAAAAGAACGGAACAGTACCCACGAAATCTCAAATGGATGCAATTAAAAAAGTGGTAACTGAAAGACAGAGAGAATCAGGTGAAGATGTGCTTGTTCCTAAAGATTTTTATAAAGACATCAAATACGACATCGACATAGTGATTACAGGGCAAGACAGAGATGTAAGAGTAGAATCAGCCAATATGGCAATGGCTCTGCAAACAATGATGCAAGACCCATCGGTATTAACCGACCCGGCAAAGAGAAAAGTGTTTGGAAAGCAACTCGAAACAGTTGGAATTAATATTCACGACATAGTACCAGACGAAGGACCCGAGCAACAAATGGAAGAGAACGTAAGACAAAAACAAGGAGGAGGAATATCAAGGCCGTCAATGCCCCAAAATTTAACACCTAGCCTATGAAACAAATACCAGAAGAAAAATTAGAAGCATATATCGAAAAGTTATCTGATTCGATATACGGACAAGTAATTAGACAGGTTCTTAAAAAAGAGATGGATAGATTGGACACCGTTATGGGAGTTAGAAGTTTAGAAGAGTCATTAGGAAGAGAGATAGCGATTAGACATATGCAGTCAGTTTTAAACAGACTTGTTCCTTCCGACGATAAAAAAGAAAAGATGTCGGAATACGAGTAGAGATTATTAATTTAGAGCTGGGGCGAAGCTCTTAAAACCCCGAATAATAATATGCCTGAAGAAAAATTAGAGGACGGTGAAACCTCTGAAAACACCGAAAATAATGAGGACACAACCTCTCAAAAAGAGTCTGAATCAAATAGTGATGACGACTTAAATGTAGAGGACATCAAGGCTAAAAACCGACAGCTCTACGAAAGGACGAAGAAAGCAGAGCAAAAAGCCAAAGAAGAAGAAGCAAAAAGGCTTATGCTCGAAAAAAAGAGCAAAGGTGAATCATCGAGTCAACAGGAGAAGGTCGAGTCTGTTGATGCAAATGATATAGCCAAAACGGTAGTTGCTTTAAAGGATTATTCGCCTGATGAAATTGATTATATATTTGAACAGGCTAAATTTAAAAACAAAAATCCTCTTGAAGCGGCTAAAGACGAAGATGTCCAGCTCTTTCTTGAAGCAAAACGCAAAAAGAAAGAGAGAGAATTATCAACACCAAAACCATCTACTAAACAGGGCTCAAACAAAAAACCTGTCGAAGAGTGGACCAATGAAGACCTTAGAAAAGCTTCTAAGAATCAAGATTGGGATGCTATAGACAAGTTTAGAAAATGGGCCAAAAGTCAGTAGATTAAAACAAAATGGCGACGACTTTAGCAAAAGACAACATAGCACGAGCACATATTTCAGCAATGGTTCCTTCTTATTGGTCGGACTTAATGCAAGTCCCCTTGAGAAAGAGCCTTGTAGCCGATGCTGTGGCGAACACTCAGTTTGAAACTAAACTTTCGAAAGGTGATACCATTCACTTTCCGTACCTTAGTGAAACTGATGCTGTTTCCTACACTCCGGGAACTGAAATTACGGCTAGTGAAGCCTCTGCAACAGACGAGAGTCTGGTTGTAGACGCAATGTACACGGTATCTAATTACGTAGAAGACATTGAACTTTTACAGTCCAATTACAACTACCAAGTAGATATCGCTGATAATGCTGCCTATAAGCTTAAAGACAAGATTGACGAATCAGTTTTCAAAGAGATTACTGCAGGTGCTTCTGGTCTTCATGAAGATTCGGGAATCACACATGCTGAAACCGACCTTACGGCAGGAGCTATCACGGCTACCTCGGCAAACGTTATCGAAATCGGAGCCACCGCAAGAAAAGCTCTTCGAAAACAAAATGTCGAAGACATGGGTGATTGGGTATGGGTAACCACTCCAGAAGTAGCTATGCAAATTGAAATCCTTGGAACTGAAAAAGGATTTAACGTTGCAGACTCTACTCTTAGAAATGGTTATGCAGGTCCGTTTATGGGCTTTGAGGTGTATATCTCCAATAACCTTCCTGATGGATTTAACTACATCGGAAGAAAAGGAATGATACACTTAGCTGCTCAAGTACCACCTAAGATGGAAATTAAGGACCCTTCCAGAAAACTTGGAAAGAACCTTATCGCTTCCACCGCTTTCGGTGTCAAAGCATTCGAACGTATGAAGAAAAGATTCCTGACGGTGAACATCACCACTTAGGATTTGAACCTTCACTCAGCTCCTTTCTAGAGGGAGTTGAGATGAGGGTTTAATAATAAAACAAATAAAAATGACATTAAGCGAATTACAAGCAGACACTCTTTTCTTAGCCAATACCGTCTTAGCACAGTATAAGGCTGACCAAATAAAGAGAAATATAAACATCGCTTATGATAATACCGTTTTAGAGATACTTAAGTCCGTATCCGATTGGGAGTTTGATGAGAGTATTGATAGTTTACCTGTTCTTTATACGGATTTGGTAGCGGACCAGAATGATTACCAACTACCCACCACGGCCAGACAGATTGAAAGAGTGGAAGTTAAAGACCAAAATGGAAACTATGTAAGAGTTAATGCAACCGATATTTCCAATATAAAGGGAAGCGTTGAGGAGTTGGAAAAAACCAAAGGTGTTCCAAAGAGTTATGAGTTGGTGGGAAGGTCGGTTATTCTTTATCCTACTCCGAGC